TTATAACAGAAAGGGCTAGATGCCTAGCCCCTTGTCAAAGAATTTCCTTATTCTTTGTTCTTCAGGAGCCACCGGTTCGAAATGGTCTTGAAGCTGATGCTCGGATCGCTAATGCACTTCCACACCAAACCTTCGCGTTCGCTATCATTCAGAAGGCTCTTACCTTCCGCTTCTTGCAGGATACCCGCAATGTCTTCAGCGGTGATAGCCTTCACCGAAACCAAGGGTACATGTTCCAGACCCAACTGTTGGCAAAGTTTGATTCGCTGTTCGCTGTTCAAGTACGCACCAGTCTTGGTATCGTAGATGTCAAAGACGTAGAACTTCTGACCTCGAATCTTGTACTGATTGCCTTGAATGCCCTCACCAACCAATTCACCCTGGATGGCCAAACCTTGCAAGTTTGCCGCGACCATACGATTCTCAACGTCGTTCTGAATGGCTGCTTTCCAGAAGCTGTTGTTTTCATCACGCTTCAGATCAAGGTTGCGGCTGCAGACATGGAAATCGCCTTCAAGGTCAAGGTACATTGTGCAGCTAGAGCCATCCAACTTCTCAGTGATCTCAAAGACAAGGTTTTGAGCCTTCCATTCCTCGAATTCCTTCTTCAAGTTCTGAATTCTTTCCTGGTCGGTCTTAGGAACGGCCGTTGGAAAGTTGCCACGAACTTGTCCTGCCAGTTGTGCAGGAACAGGGGCTTCCCACTTCTGGATTCCTAGAGCTTCCGTTACGTCATCGCCTTCCTTGACAATAATCATAGAACCCACACCATCTTCCCGGAAGTATCCGGTTATGAATTTGGTTCCATTTACTTCATCTACAGGAAGCAAAAGACCTTGAGAAAGTTGACCACGGAGCTTAACAGTCCGAAGGCGTTCACCCTTTACACCATTATATTCTTTAGGTTCATTACCTTTAGATAGGAAAGGAGCAAGCTCTGTCGGAACCCAGCTATCAATTTCAAGATAAACACCCACATCGCCGGGTTTGAACTCACCCTTCTTCACCACAACCGTCCATCCGCCAACAACTGCGCACTCGATTGCGTCTGCACCCTCAATAGGACGAATCTCATCAATTTTACGAATGCTTGCCAGCTTACGCATCTTCATATCCCCCAATCACAATGCCGCATTATACATCAACTTGCCACGACTTTGCAATGGCCTTTGTAGAAAAATACTCACATTCTCCTACCCGATTGCCCCCAGCATCAAGAACCAACTCAACCCAAACCCCAAGGGCGATAATAGTAAATGTCTTACATCACTGCACCGTAGCGTCAATGGCGTCCACCAAACATTCACCGAACACGCCTTCGACTTTCTTCACGACCTCGGGCATGCCTTTCTTGATCTTGATGATCTCAACATCGTAAAGGTCGTTGCCTTCATCGTAGCGAACATGAACTAGACCCTTGAACTTTGCCAAACCACCGACGCGAAACTGGAGGCCTTTGCTCGTATAGACAAGATCCTTGGCACCCCATGCCAACATGGCACAAGCGTCGATCGCTTTGATTTGATTCAGGATGGTCTTTGCTACGTTCATTCTGATGATCCTTTCTTTGCCACGGTGTTTCACCGTTTCATGCCTACATCATATCAAGAGATTGGGCGTTCGTCTACAGAAATGTAACCAGCCTCAACATATTCTTCTGGCTCTATGTAAACCTTAGGTTCCAGCCCCAACTTACGCATGAGGCGGCACCACGTGTCGCCATGCCCCCACTTCCTGTAGATCTGCCAATCTGCTAGATGGGCAACCTCATGGTAACAGGTTTCTTTTAGGGCTATACTATCACGTTTGAAAATCTTAGAGGAAATTGTGATGGTGTAGTAATAGCGGTTTCCGACCATGCGATAGTTTGCGAGTCCCATGGTTGAAGACAACCTTCCGCTCAGGATCAACTCATCAAAGCGTAGACGCTTTTTTGTCGTCCGTTGAAGTATTTCCAGAGCTTCCTGAATGTAGTTCGTCGCCAAAGCTCTGACTACAGTTCTTGTGTCTCCAGGTGTAGACATTGTGAAAGCCTGGCTTGGTGGAGAAACAATTCTTGAAGGCACAGTCATACCTTTCAAAACAAGGTTCAAGACAAAGTGGTGATTTGGGTAAATCATCACCAATGATAACATGATACCCTTGCTCTGTCAAGAGGTCAAACTCTCGTTGCTGGAGGTCTCCGTGTTCTAGGAATTCTTCAATGTAAGCGACTTGCTTGCCGCATTTGCAAGTGACCTTGGCAGTTTTCATTTTATCAAGTCTCGCTAATAAATACTAATAAACAACCATATAGAATATCTATAGCATGAATCAAGACGTTAAAGTTTACCTAAACAACCCGAACCTGAAAGCGGCGGGTGTCGAAATCAATTTCGAGCCGTGGCAGGTTCAAGAGTTGGTGAAGTGTTACAGCGATCCAATTTACTTCATTGAAAACTATGCCAAGATTGTGCATATTGACAAAGGTCTTGTGCCGTTCAAGCTCTACTATTATCAAAAAGACATTGTTCGCTTGACAATGGAGAACCGTTACGTTCTCTTGAAGTTGCCTAGACAATCTGGTAAGTCTACCACAACCGCAGCCTGTATCCTGCACTACATTCTGTTCCAAGAACATAAGACCGTTGCCATCCTTGCAAACAAGGCAGCGACCGCTCGTGAAATTTTGAGCCGTATCCAAATGATGTACGAACATCTGCCTTTGTGGATGCAGGTCGGCGTCACATCTTGGAACAAAGGTTCATTCAGCCTAGGCAACGGATGTAAGGTCATTGCTGCTTCAACATCATCAAGCGCGATTCGTGGTTGCATACACGGTAGTATCATATTAAATGTCAAGAAAATATCTTCAGGTGAGGAGTTTGACATTGAAATAGAAGGTCTCTTTGAGATGTTGGATAAATCCTCACCCGATGTTTCTTTGAATAAGGATTACCTGTTAAAAACGCCTTCAGGTTGGAGTAACTTCTCTTCAGTGATTCGTTATCCGAGTGAATCCCATATCAGGTTATTTTTGAGTCACGGTAAAGAGTTGAGATTAAGTAAAAACCATCCTCTATTTACCAGTCTGGGTTGGATTAACGCTGAAGATTTGACAGTAGGGATGGAAGTCATCACTGCAACTGGAAAAGCCGAGATTTTGGAATGCGAGGAGATTGAAGAACGGGGGTTTATGTACGATCCCGCATATGTTGAGACGGGCAATGAGGGTAGGGTTCAATTTGCAAAGAACAAGAAAACAGATGAGATTGTCAGTCTTAATCTTTTAGAGAAGCCATCAGAAGATTGGGAAATAATTGAAGGAAATGTTGGTGACCAGTGTTATTTTGCCAATGATGTAATATCTTCGAACACAAGCATAAGCTGGTTGGTTCTTGATGAATTCGCCTTCGTCCCGCCAAACCAAGCGACAGAGTTCTTCGAGTCCGTGTATCCTACCATTTCATCTGGTAAGGAGTCAAAGATATCGGTGTTCTCTACGCCTAAGGGTATGAACCACTTCTACAAGATGTGGGTCGAGGCAACTACGGGTCGTTCTGAATTCGTTCCGTTTGAAATCAGCTGGTATGACGTTCCTGGCCGTGATGAGGCATGGAAAGAGAAGACTATTGCTAACATTGGTCAAGAATCGTGGGAACAAGAATTCGAAGCGCAGTTCCTAGGATCAGCGAGCACGTTGCTATCACCTGCAACATTGAGACGATTGGTGCACCGTGAACCTGTGGCTCAAAGCGGTTCATTGAAGGTGTATGAACACCCAAAGCCAGATCATGTCTACTTCCTAAGTGTAGATTGTTCTCGAGGTGCGGGCATTGACTACTCTGTTATCCAAGTCACGGACATTACAGAGTATCCGTTCAAACAAGTGGCAATGTTCCGTGATAACAAGACAAACCACTATCTCTTGCCTCGAATCATTGTGGAGATTGCTAAGAAATACAACAACGGTTATGTCCTTGTGGAAATCAATGACATTGGTGAGGCGGTAGCTGATGCAATTTACTTTGATGAGGAATATGAAAACCTATTGACCACAGGTGAATCGAAAGGCAAAATTGTTCTCGGATCTTGGAAGAACGGACGTAATGGTGTTCGCACCACAAAGTCTACAAAGCGCGAAGGTTGTTCTATCATCAAGGCATTGATTGAGTCGAATAAATATGAATTGCGAGATTGGACAACGATTCAAGAATTCAGCACATTCATCTCAAAGAACAATTCATACGAAGCTGATGAGATGTGCCACGATGATACGGTCATGGCGCTTGTTGTTTTTGCTTGGGCAACGGGACAAGAGTTTTTCAAGGAAATCATGCAGAAAGATTTCCGTAAGACGTTCATTGAAGAAAGCTCTGAGGATTTGATGGAAGAATTGAGCCCTATTGGGTTCTTTGATGGGATGGATGATGTTCAATCAGGCGAATGGGAGAAGGTGGAATGATGGTTGATATTCACCGAGACAAGATTTCTTTCAAATCATCTCTCACTTGTACGACAAATAACGTTCTTGGTCGAGTGGTGAGTTTAGGTTATTATAAGAGGTGAGCGATGCCCATTATTAGCGGTACAGTTTTTGATGATTCTGGGAACCCTGTCGCTGGTCGGATCGTGCGTGCCTATCGACGAGACACCGGAGAGCTGCTTGGGTGGACACTATCATCGGACGGCTCATCAGACCCGCACTGGGACAAGGTTGTGTCGCTGCTGCATTTTGACGGCGTTAACGGCAGTACATCCTTCATTGATGAAACTGGCCGCTTGTGGACAGCTAAGGGCGGTGCGATTATCTCAAGTGAACAGGCCAAGTTCGGAAATACCAGTGGTAAATTCTTCGGGGTTGGTAGCCGTATTGATACGGCCCCGACTCTTGATTTTTCTTTTGGGACAGGGGACTTTACTGTTGAGGGGTGGATTTACGTTGGGCCTCCACCCGGGGGCGGGGTGGATAATGATCGGTCAATATTTGGAGCGTTTGACTTCAACCCTGATATGAATTTTTTCCTCGATAGGAGAGACAACGCCCCGTCTCTCTGGGACGGTAACACCGCACCTGTTAGCAGTATACCTGTGCCGACTAACAAATGGTCTCACTTTGCATTCGTTCGAGAGAGTGGGGTTCTGCGGATGTTCGTTGATGGCGTCATGGGTTACCAAGGGGCGCTCACCACTAACTTTAATTCTACAGCAGTAGCTGACATAGGGTCTGAGAGAGCAGCCTCCCGACCGCTTAATGGCTATCTGGATTCATTTAGAATCACCAAAGGCGTAGCCCGTTACACTGCAAACTTCACCCCGCCTACTGCGCCGTTTCCAGAAACAGCGACGCCCTTACCGCTTGGCAAATATGAAATCACCACTACCTACACAGGTGAGTGCAATGTCATCTGTTTGGACGATAGCGAAGGGACAACCTACAACGATCTCATCCTGAGAACTATTCCTGCATGAACCAGACACAACCACGGACTCCGCTTCATAATGTTACGTTATTTCTTCGGGCGACTAACAGAACCGACATATAACTACCTAATAGCTAGAGTCGTACCTATTGAAGTAACATCATAAATACTCAAACATAGTGAACACTATTAAGGAATTCTAAAAATGCCACTACAAACAGATGTGAAATTTTTTACTAGCGCCATGCCAGGAGCCCCTGCCCTTAATAATGCGGCTGGGTCAATTATTCCTGTTTTGGATGCATGTTTAGTAAACGGTTTCGATACCAAAACTCTAGACTCTCTTGTTGTATCATCAAACGTTGCAACAGCTACAATTGCTGCAGGCCACTCATATAGAAAGTATGCAGTCATAGAAATTTCAGGAGCCACCCCTTCTGAATTGAACGGCCAACATCGAATCACCTCAACGACCGGAACAACATTTACCTTCGAGACAACGGGTATTGCAGATCAAACCGCCACAGGTACAATTACATCAAAAATGGCACCTGCGGGTTGGACTAAACCATACACCGGAACAAACGAAGCAGTATATGCCCCAAATAAGGTAGGCGCTAGTTTTGCATTTTTCAGAGTAATTGATACAACGTCACAAATCTATGAAATTCGTTGCTATGAATCTATGACTAGTGTTTCAGTTGGCTCAAACGAAATGCTTTCTCAATACCGTTGGTTCTTTAAATCAAGCGATTCAAACAACAAACCTTGGACAATTATAGCTAACGCTAATTTCGTCTATATCATCAACCAATCATCTACCAGCTACGATAACACGGTTGGAGTTTTTGGTGATATTGAAAGCAGAAAGCAAAATGATAGCTTTAGGTCAATTATTCGAGGGAATAATAGTTCAGCTAGTTATACTAGCCCAACCAACTCTTCATATTCAATTGGCAGTATTGGAGGAATTTCTTTAAAAATCCAAAAATCATATACCTCGTTGGGTGGTCCGACTGACGTCAGAACAGTAAGCGTATCTGCCGCCTCTTCTTGGAACTCAGGCGATTATGGGTTGATCAATTTTCCAAACGGCCCTGACTTTGGTCTGGTTCTGTTTGAGACATTTGTCTTAGAAGAAGTAAACTTAGCTTTGAGAGGAAAGATTCCTGGCATGTATGTTTCTCCTCAAAATCTTAGAGGTAAACTGGGTCAAGACAACATAGTCAGAATTGTAGAAAACATCACCGACATGGCACCTGATTCTTTGATGTTCATTGTGCCTTATTCTGTTACTAATACTTTGGGAAATCCGGGCTACATATTCATCAATGCAACAAAGTGGAATAACTAATGGAAATACGCTCAACTTTCCTTTTGCCGTTTAACGGCACGGTTGAAGATTCTGTAAATCTTCAACCGTGGAATGCTACAGACATTACCTACAACACGACTACACAAAAGTACGGCTCAGCTTCTGCAGCATTCAACGGAACATCATCGGGGGTGATTTCTCCTTTTCAGTTTACTTTGGGAAGATCTGCGTTTACGTTTGAAGGATGGTTCAAAACAACCTCGGCACATGCATCAGGATATCAGAGACTCTTGGCGCCTGCTTCATCAACCAACCCGGGAAATTTTCTTCAATTTTGGTTTTCGCCAACGTCACCCACACAAACGAATAGTTTTGCTAGTACTTTAGAGTTTTCACCCGGTGGTTCTGCACCAATAGTAAGTTTGGTTGATCCTATCAATGACGGCAATTGGCATCATTTTGCTTTCTGTAGAAACGGCGATAGCTTCTTGGCATTCTTGGATGGCGTTTTGAAACAAACTGCCCAGAGCACAATCAACTTGAACCACCTTGATCGTTTCATGATTGGTAGAATGTACTCTTCCTCTGCAGGCACTTTCCTAAAAGGCGAATTAGATGACGTTCATCTAATTACCTATGTCTGTAAATACACCGAGAATTTTACGCCACCTGCCGCCGAACTAACAGTTGAATCCTATACCCCTAACGTGTTTGTTGAAGGATTTGAACCAACCCATTTGATTCCTAGAGATTCCGAAACCCCTCAAATACTCGTAGAAAATAAAATAGAAAAAGAAGGAAAACCAGGCGGGTATGAGATTGGTGGTCTTACCTCAATAACAGGAACAGTTAAGAAATACATCAATGGCGTACTGGTTCCTTATGATGGCGCAGTTATTAGATTGGCTAAACAAACAAACAGTTATGTTTATAGACAATCAATTCCCACAAATGGTTATTTTTCAATTGAAAAGTTAGACCCTTCAATTAAATACGTAATTACCCTGGATGATTGGTATTCAAATCAAAGCAGAATTCTTACTGAGGTGTTTTCACCAAATGTTATCAATTTTGTTCTTGATGCAGACATTGTAGTTAATAACTACAAGGTCGAGGGTAAAGTTTATGACCAACAAGGGAATCCGATTGCAAGAAAGGTCTGTGTTTTTTCAAAGACCACAAACGAATTCTTGGGATCTGCGATTAGTGACGAAACAACAGGATTCTACTCAATTGGATTTGTAAGCCCCGATCCAGTCTATGTCGTTTGTTTTCCCAATGAAAATGAAGACATGAACGCTAAGATTTACGACCGAGTCGTTCCTGTTCCTGTTTAAAAGAAAGTGTCAGTGGTGCTTCTCCCAATCTGCAGGGAAACACCAACAAGATACAAGGTGACTCTCAGCCCACTCTTTGGTAGAAGGCCTGCACCTTTAGCCTCTCCTTGGAGGACTTAGAAGTCGCTCCAAACGAATGATGCGGATTTCTTCTTGAACCTTGACAAGGGCAAAAAGATGCATATTGCCCAATACTCGGGATCAAGCTCAATCAAAGGACTAGCTATATGATCGGCTAGGTATCGTTTGATGCTATGCTTCAAGAATCGATGTGCCGATGCAGCTTTAGCCACGGCCACAGCGCGCTTCCAGTTTGCCTTCAGTTTGACGCCATCGGTCAAGGCTGGGTTCTTCAGTGTATCATAGAACCCCTCCATGATCTTAAGACGCACCGCTGGAGGCATGTAGTGGAAATTGATACCGTACCAACCGTCTGTTGTCACGTCTGTTATCAACACCAAGGGCATTGCATCATAGTACGGCATCTGTTCCTTGGTCTTGGGGTCATATTGGTACAAGTAGAATCGACCAGGGACTGGCTTGTTTGTGAATGAACCTGCACCCACCGTTTTGGAGAACGAGGCTCCCTTGGCGTATTTGTTGGTGTAGTCGTAGAACCAGTTTAGCGCTTCCTTGGACATGGTTTCCACGCCCTTCTTGCGCTTGTATTCTTCAAACTTCTTTCGTAGATTATTGTATGCCATTTGTGGAAACCCCCTCGGTATCATTTATTTATCATGACACCGAGGGGTGTCTAAGAGCATCTACCTACTCCTCACAAGCCCCAGGCTGAAGCCTGGGGCGGTTGACCTCAGAACACCTCACTTTTCATGATAGCGACGACGGATGCTGTCGCGCCACACAACCGACCTGCCCGAGATGATGAACAGATCCATCTTCGGGGTCAGTTCACTTTTTGCAAGAAGCCGAACATTGAAGGTCTCACCCGTGATCTTACTCACGACCTTGGCAGTTTTACCAACCTTGTTCACCTTGTTCAAGAACATTTTCTTTCCTCGTTTCGTTTGCTGATAATGTATTATAACACAGAACTTTCCCGTGTCTACAAGAATCAGAGAATTTTTCTGTCCGCTACACCCGCCTCGAGCATTGAGAAGACCTTACGGAACTTCCGATCCTGCAAGAACTTGATGCCAATAAGCATGTTCCGAATTTCATTCTGGCTTGCGCCGTCGTCCATGGCTTCCAGCACAAGGTCCAAGTCATCGGTGCCAGACCAAGCAATCATAATAGCTTGTTCAAAATCAAATCGGTCAAAGCTCATATAACAATCTCCAAAAGAGGGGCCGGAGCCCCTAGTTGCTTAAATCAGTTCCAGAGCCGCCTCGTAAGCCTTGGTCTTCAGGTTCGAACCCTTGCCGAACCACGAACTCCAAAGGGCGTGGTCCGGAATGCGAGCACGGCTATCATGATCCACAAACTCCGTCACACCGTTCAGAACACCCCACAGAGTGCCGTAGGTCTTGTCCGCACCCATACCATTCTTTGCACGGTTCAGGATAGCCTGAACGTCACGTTCCAGGGTGTAAGGTTGCTTATCAGCCTCACGGTCGGGGTTGACCAGGAGCTTCTTGACAAAATCATAGGCATCGTTGTCCGACATCTTGACCTTACCCATAGCGGTGATGTTAGCCTTGAAGGTCTCCCAAGCGGTATCCAGGAGACCCAGATCAGCCTTCACCTTCGTGGGATCAAACACTGAACGATGGGTCACTCGAGTGGCACTCTTGCCGTCCTTGTTCATTGCAAGGGTCAGCGTATTGTTACACACCACACGAACCGCGGTGAACATGGCACTGGTCGCCATAGTACCATCACAAGACGTAGTCAGAAGCAACATGCCTTTCACCCGGTCATTGCCGAGAACATCTGCTGCTCGTCCCGTATCAGCCAGGGCCCAAAAACGGCGACCCCCATACAACACACCAGCGGTTGCCAGCTTCATGCCTTGCAGGGAAACAAGGTCTTGGAAGAAATCCAGAACCTGACCAGGCTGAACGATACGATACTCGTCCGAGACGATGGAGAGCTGCTCACGAGTATCGCCTCGGTACAGAACACGGCTACCTGTATAAACCTTAGAGCCAGAACCGTCATTGAAATAGATCGGGGAATCCTTGATTTCCCAATCCATGCCTGCTTCCTTCTTCCAGGTTTCGATGGAAGCATCTGGGGTCAGCTCTTGACCGAGACCATGCCACGGCTTGTCGCCCACATAAGCCATAGAAGCCTTACCCTTAACAATTGCGATCTGATGTGCCATTTTTCACGTTCCTTTCAGAGTTCAATGATGAAATATTGTTTACCGATGACTGTATTATGACAGAACTATTCTACATCGTCTACAAGAATCAGCAAGAATTTTTCTGATTCTTCAATCGGAGCCTGCTTCATACGCACCGCACACGGAACAGCGGTTCATTTGACGGCTAGCCATTTTGTTGCTGTTGGTTTTATCCCACACATGCCCGACAAACAACCAACACCAGAAGCGACGAAGGCGCATGTTATTCCTCCAAGATTTCGCTAAGGATGTAAGTCTTGGCAGTGTATTCTGAATTGAAAGTTTTACACTTGCCATCGGTGTAGACCACAATGTTGTGGGGTGAAACCACGTCTATGGTAATAACGTCTTTGGCAGACACCCGCCAGACATCCTTGTCACCCAGATTGACCTTTTCGATCTTGGGTGCATGACCGCTGAAATAGACCGTGTCTCGAAGAGCAGAAGCAATCTCGTAGCGAATCGAATTAGACATGTTTTCTCCTTTTTAGCGGTATGCGCTTTCACTCAGCATGATAGAGATAGATGCTTCCACAATCGCAGCAAGGTCCTTAGACGGGGGAGATAAAAGTTGACGGGCATCCGACTGAGGGAGACGAATTGGCTCGTATGTCGGATCAACCACCATTTCAAGCGATTTGGGATCATCCGAGAACTTCACGCGGCTGACCAAAACAGCACCGTCAGCGGCCTTGCGGGTTGCAAAGATCGTGCCGACCTTGATGTTACCGAATTCCACTTTAGCTACCGTGTACCGCATCGTTCAATCTTCTTGTCTGATGACTCAATTATAGCAGGATTTTAGAACACGTCTAGAAGAATCAGAAAACCGAGTATTGTTCTGGGTTACTTGGTAGTGTCCTCAACCACAGCTTTGACCGAATTTCTGCAACATACTCATTATAAGACATCTTCCGACCATCAACCAATTCAAACATCACTTTCACCGAACTCTTGTCGCCCAAGGTCCATTCCTCCACTCTACGGGCGATGTCTCTTCTCATGTTACTGTAGTTATTTTCCTTGGTCAGCAGAGCTTTCCAAACGCCTTGAACATAGGATAGCTTGACAACGGATTCCCAAGGTTTGCAAACAACCTTGTCATCCGACACCGCAGCAATGTCGATAATGTATTCCTCGAGCATAGGGCCTATGTGCTCAATCAAACCCGAAAGAGTGGGCACCCACTCGCGATGGCTTTTTGAGCCTGGGACATGGTAAGATTCTCGACAACATACACGTTGCCGCCCTTCATCTTCCAGTACGGTCGGTCTTCGGTACCGTAATTCTCACGATACTGAGTGCAAATGACCAATTTCATAATAAAACCCTTTCGTTCACTGTATGACTACATTATACAGGAACAAAGTGGGTTGTCTAGAACTTTCAGAAAAATTCTTTACCAATCAGCTTCATACTCTTCCTCATAGGTTTCGCTGAGATCAATAATGTCACTTGGGTCTTTGGCACCACGGCGAATGTAGCTCTTGCCACCATCGGTGAAGATCGCGCCGCACTTGCATGATACGAAATCATGTCGGTGCTTGCTCTCAATAATGTCACCACAATGTCTACACTGACACTTGTTGCTAACAACAACTACTCGGGTTCTAGTTACCATATCATACTCCAAAAACGCGCATCTTTTTATTCACGTCGGTCTCACGGAAGATCGCCACAGGTGACTTTTTCTTCTTCTTAGCCTCGACCAAGAAGCCCGAACCACGCAGATCCTTGACCTTCAGAGCGAACTCTTTTTGGTCTTGAATGTTGCAAACGTCAAACCACACTTCCAACAGATATGCCTCGAAATCAGCAACCTCTTTTTGCAGAGCAGCAACGGCTTCAGTCCATTCAGGGAAATATGCCAAGAATTCGTCCACTTCACCTTCCAGCACAAGGCTCAGAAGATTCTTGCGGGTCGGTATGGCGTTTTCACCGCGGAGCTTATGAGCCGCAAGATAGGTTTTGGCCTTGATCTTGACGCGCTTGCCCGAAAAGGGATCCCAGACAACAAACCCCTCTTCTAGGTTCTTAAAAGAGTTAGCTGCCTCAACCAATTGCTCAATGTCTCGGGTTGCATCATACAGCTCAGGCAAACGAACATTGAACCCATAGGACTTGAAGAAAGCCGAAAGGTCTTTCATGGTCTGGAAGCGAAGCTCCTCGCCCATGTTGTTGATACCCAACAGAACCATCTCAGCCTTCTCATACTTGGTCACGATACGATTCTCAGGAGAGATGTATTCAAACACAAAGGTGTTGCCGGGCTTAAGCTTTGCATTGAAGAAGCTCTGGAAGGCTTGCTCCGAATGGAATCCGAAAGCAGCCAGAACCTTCTCACGGAAAGTTCCACCCAGGATATGCTCGCCCTCGGCCTTTGCCATGTCCCGGGTTGAGATCTGCCACACGCCGTTTCGGTTGTAAACACCGATCAACGAACCATCAACCTTCTCCATCACATACGAACCTTCAAACTGAAAGTCCGAGTAGAATTCAGGGCATTCACCCAGGTTGAAGAAACGATTGAACTTCTGTGACACCAGATCGAAAGTATCCAAGCAAAGGATAAGCGAGCGGCACTCAATGACGATAGGGTGAGTCTTAGGAGATTCAAACTGATCGTAATCCAGAAGCACCATTCGGTCTTGAGGATCATCATACACCTTGACCTTTATGCCAAGTTCGGTGCTCAACGACTGCAATGCTTCCAGATTGGTCAATCCAGAAGCAACCTTGTTTTTCAAAAACTTCTGGACTTCTAGTTGCTTCATCACATTTTCCTCACATCATCCAATATGCCACATTATAACATGCAGACAAGATGAATCCTAGCATTCCAGGAATAGAAACCTCGATACTAGTGTATCGTCTTTGAGCAGGTGTCAACCTGCAGTACTCCACGAGGGCCACCACCCAACCCAAGAGGTAGAGCACTAAGAAGGCGATGCTAAAGAAAAGAAAGGTTTTGGTAAAAGCTCCACGATTATACTCCTACGGGTTTCATCTTCCAAAATTTTAGGACCCGATGTCTCTCTTTTGCTCAGGAAGTTTCAAATAAATTTCAATAATGGCCTTCATAACAGGCTTGGGAAACCCCGATCGGTTGCCCCTGTTATCAAACACCAGGCTATTAAGGTAGTCTCTGAGGTATCCTTCTTCTGTGGAGGACAGTTCGATGTTGTTGGCGATGCGCTAAAACCCTCCAAAGCGAATCTCCGAGAGCTGCTGTTCAATGTCCTTCAAAATCCGCTCGTGGCCTTTATTAGAGCTCTTCCACCTTAAGGTTGAGAGTATCCTTCTTCCGACGAAGAGCATCAAGATGAATCTTGACGGCATCGGCTGTCGTATGGAACCCCTTCTTCACATTCATGCCCAGCCCCTTGTGGTAGTTTTCCCATGAAATGTAATGGGTGTAACCAGCTGCCTTGTAACGATTCACCTTGTTCATGTCCCTGTCCATGTTTAACACCTCATTCAACATGCCTTCATTATAAGGGAAGTTCTAGTGTCTGTCTAGAACTTCTTGCTGATTCTAACCCGAAACTTTCAGGATCATCGTGTTCTCGTTGAAGCGACCCTTACACGCAAACTCTTTGCCCTTAACCGTGTCCAGGTACTTCCGCATCGCTGCCAAGGTCGAACCCTTGATGGCCTTCACCATATCTTCAGGCTTACGAATCTTCTTGAACACCGACTTCTCGAGGTCATAGTTCTTCAAGGTCGAACCCGTCACCATGAACCCGTCATCGCTAGCTGCTTTGAAGTACATCAGGAAGCGATATTCGGTATTGTAGACGATAGCCTGTTTTGCACCTATCAACACCTCGGGACGTAGGGACTCCAGACCCAACGCTTCGTCTTTCTTCTTGTACGGCATCTTGCTTACCATCTTGACAGGGTTGATTTTCTTAGGAGCAACCTTTCGGACACGCTGTTGCCTAACAACCTGGACCACCGTGTCCAACTGCTTCTTCACTGCATTGAGGAACTTCTTCATAGGACGAATCTTGTCCTTGGCGAAATTCTCAGGGGCTTCTTCCATCTCACGAAGAATCTTGTCGCATTGGGCGATGACTTCAGCGTGGTGCTTCTTGTCCGTACCAAAAGCGATGCTACGGGGCTCTTGTCCCATCAGCACATCGTCCACGGCGTAATCGAAATCTTCAAGGGCTTTGTTGGGGGCAACTACAGCCTTCTTGATAACAACCTTCTTCTCTTCGACTACAGGTTCAACGAACTTGGAAATTTGAACCAGCTCTGCCTTGATGCGTTCCAGTTGACCCTCTTCCAGGAGGAACCCGTTCTCGACCATGCGGAGCACATAACCGAGATTGCTGAAACGCCAATCCTTCTGGTCACGCAAACCTGCAACGATTTCAGGCATGTTCTTCTTGGCCCATTCAATGGCCCACTTCTTGGAGTGCTCTTGCTTTGCATGAACGGCGTAGTGGTTCAGACCACGCACAAGGTTAATCTTGTCGCTGTTCAGAGCGGTGAATTTCGGTTCCGAAGCGCCATTCAACAGGTTATCCACAGCAGCTTGAATCTTTGCGCTCATTCGTTTACCGCGCGCCATTTTGCTTGCTCCTTGTTTGATCATGACTCAATTATACAGCAAAGAACACCCCTGTCAAGGGGTGTCTTGAAGAATTTTCCTTGTCGGGATCGTAGCCTTCTACCACAACTATCTCACTAGGACACGCCTATGAGATTCACTTTCAGGATTGGTAATCCCTATGACCACCCAATGGTCTGGGGTGTATTGGCTCATTTCGTCCCCGTTGAACCAAAACCACCTTCACCTCGAGAGGTCTCAGACAGCTCCTTCACCACATAGAACTCTGCATGATACACTGGACACACCACCGCTTGGGCAATGCGTTCGCCTGGCTCGATGACAAAATCCTCGTCACTTTCATTGTAAAGGATCACGCCCATGACACCGCGGTAATCGGCATCAACGGTACCTGGGGTGTTCTTGACGGTGATGCCTTTCTTCAGGGCAAGGCCTGACCGAGGGCGAATCTGAATCTCGAAACCATAAGGAACAGACACTCGATAACCTGAAGAGATGAGTTGCCAGGTGCGCTTCTTCAGGGTGATTGGCGCATCAATGCACGCCTTCAAGTCAAACCCGCTTGAGCCCTCTGTTGCATAGAAGGGAACTTCTGCCAGAGGATGAACTAGAACGATCTCGACTGGGATACGGAAGAAAAATGGTTTTTGTTCAATCATTTCAATCATTTCAATCATTCCAATCATTCCAATCATTAACGATAATTCTTGATGGCTCGGTAAAATTTTGGGTCATTCATATACTCTTCGGGAACTTCTTCTTTGTAGTATTCCTCGTCCAACGCGGCCATCTTTCGCTCGACCTCACGCCTTTTCATAACTTTTACTTTGTGATCGCTATACTCGTCACTATCGGCAACGCGGTGACGTTTCAGACTCTTGCTCACTTATAACTCCTGCTTAAAGATCAACACCTGTAAAGACCCGATGCGCTGCAATCGGGTCAAGCTTTGAAACTTCGATTGCTCGAAAGGCTCTACGATATACGTCCATAGCATATTGGCGCTGGGCGTCCGTATTTTTAGGATTCTCAGCATCCATGAGAGCTTGTCTTGCACACTTCTCATAGAATGCTTTGTCTTCCGCTCGCTTTTGGGCCAATGTCTTTTTCATACCTCGATTATATCAGAGTTCTCAGTCACGTCTACAAGAATCAGCAAAAGAAGTCATCCAGAGTTGCTTTCTTCTCTGTTTGCCAACGAACGGCGCCTGCAATGCGCTCAAGAGCACTCATGAAGGTCTTCTGGAACAAATCATCATAATCAACATATTCATGGAGGCCGAACTCTTTAGGCAGCTTGTCCACAAACCCAATCACATCTTCACCGATAGGGTTTGGCATACGAAGTGGTACCCTACGCATCTTGCCGCCCTCCATGATCGGGTTGTAATTGCCTGCAATGCCGTGGGTCTTAAGCAAATGGTTGTAGATCAATGATGCTCGGACATGCTGGGGGCAACCTTGCTTGTAGATGGTTTTCGCATCGCCATACTTGTCCAACCCCTTGACGCCCGAGGGCATTGCAATTGTATAAGGATCCTGCTTGAAGAACTTCTCACGGGTCTGTTTAACGAACTCTTGCAGCTCTTGTTCCGTGCCGACAAGGAAGATTCTAAGCGCATCATTCAATGAATCACGGCATATCTTAGGGGTGCTTGAACGCTTGACCTCCAAACCCGTCACTGCAATCTCGGGCTCCTTGTAGCGAACACCCTCGTTGTCCCATACATACAAAGCGTAGCGCTTCTTCGCAACCCAAATCGCAGATTCACAAATCTTCTCACGCTTGACTGCCAACTGATTGTCAAAGACGTTTAGCTCGTCGCCAATCCACTTACATGCCTCATCGATCTTCTTACCGATCTTTTCCTCACACACCTTGTCCAGTGCATCAACCAGCTTGGCTGTGGGTAGTTTATCCAAACCCGCACGCTTTATCAACGACTTCAATGAGAAGTAGTTTGAGTCAGTGTCGATATAGACCAACGAATCTTCCACGCCACTCATCTTGTTAATATAACTTGACGCCATACGACCAACCTTCTGAATGAAGAATTGGCCCGTAGACGTGATACCCTCGGCACATCGGAAATCGAAAAATCGGAAGTAAGCGTTCGCCATTGCGCCGTAGAGAGAATTTAGTAGAATCTTTAGAGCCAGCTGTTTGTTATCAAGAGATGCAATGCGCGCCTCGAGATCCTCTCGCTTGACAGGATCTGTCTCATTCACGAGAGCCTTCTTGTATTTCTTCATCTCGTTCTTCGCATCCACGCGACCGTTATATACCATGCCCGTTAGGAGAGGCAGGATGCCTTGTTTGTCTCGACGGAAAAAATGACCGTTTGCCGTCATTGTAAGATTGTACTTCTTTAAGAGCGCAGATAGTTCGCTCATATCCTTCAACAACTCATCAATCTGAATCTTGTCATAATACTTGATTAGCTCATCAGGCACCTCATGCTCTGACAAGATTGTCTCTGGCGAAATGTTCCATGTCCGAATGATTGAAGGATATAGGGAGTTTGCATCAAAAGACACAACCCATTCATATCGACCGGGAACTGGTGTCATAACGAAACCGCCCATGATTTGACGGTCTGCAACACCTGGGCTTGTCTTGCAACGAACGAACTTGTTTTCTTTGTAAAGGGAGTTCTGAATGAAAATGTCCCACGGCTTGACGGTTCCAAACACATCTGAGTAGTTCATCTTAACCAGATATGCAATCGAGAACGTGAGGCTCAACAGCTTCAACTTCTGTTCTAGTTTGTAGACAAGGGAAACGTCGTGGATGTTATAATCCACGAACAAATCAAACGACTTCTCATAGAATTCTCTGAATGTCGAATAGGGGTTCTCTAGCTTCTGTTCGCCGAGGAAGTCTTCACACACTGCATCCAATGAAAAGTCCCGTTCGCCTGGCATGTACTTCTTGAACAACTGAAGGTAGTCCAGATGCTCAATGCCCTTGATTTCAAACGAGGTTGACTTCTGGTCGATGTTGTATTCACGAATCATTCCAACAGGCGACAAGGACTTCATCTTGTCTTCACCCAGACGTTGGCGAATACGATTCAAGAGGTAGATAATATCGAAACGCTCCGTGTTCCAACCTGTCACTACATCAGGGTAGTTGCCCGCCCAAAACGCCACAAAGTTCCTGAGCATCGAATCCTCATCCGAGAACACCTTCAACTCCACAGGGAACGGATGTTTCATTCCAGGACGTGCGTCTTGGAAACACCAACAATGAAACTTCTTGCCGTCAAAGATTGTCAGGACGTTGATGCGTTCCTTAGCCAGATAGGGGTCGGGGAACTCGTCAGACACTTCCGTCTCAATGTCAAGGTAATATGTGAGAATCAACGACTCATCATATTTGATGTCTTGTTCCCAACGTTGGTTGATGTAGGAATAATCCCAATTGGTGTTGCCGTAAGCCTCAAAGCCTTCAACGTCTGAATACTCTTCAATGAATCGCTTTGCATCGCTGATAGATTCGGTCCGGACGGGCTTTAGGTAGAATCCTTCGAGAGTTTGATATTTCGTTTCTTCATTGGTTTTGACATACAAGGTAGGCTGAAAATCCTTAACCACCGTTGAACGGCGACGCCCTTGCTCGTCAATCCAACGTAGGAAAATTGCGCCGCCACGATTATGAAAATGAGTATAAAAAGACATGTCATCCTTCACGTAGAGATACCAATCAAAACGATAGTATATGACAAAAAAAGGGGCCTGTCAAGCCCCCGTTCCTCACTTTTTAATCAACTTCAAATACTCTGTCAATTCGCCTTCCCTATTCTCCATGAACTCTCGGGTATAACGAACCACATACGTTTTTGACTCTTTTCTGTTGTAAATCATAACAGCGGGGCCCGAACCTGTCCAGTCGAGTTTGACGTTTCTGCCCATCTTCTTGGCCTGGAAGTCCTTGAAGTCAACGGCTTGTTTTTCGCTGATTGGAATGTTGCCATCCATGAAAATGTAAGTGATGCAGTGTGGCATGTCGCCTGTTCCTTCATTGATAAATTCTTTGAAGCTCTTGATCTCAATTGCCGTTGATTCATTCGTTCCAAGATGCTTTGCCTTCATTTTGTTCATTTCTTCTTTGCCGATTAGTTCAACATGATAAGCCTTGTAAATACGCAACTGTTCATTGGGGTTAAACACCGCCCATTCCGGTGACACGGTATCACGTTCATCTTCTTTTGCGCCTGTTCCAGCACAACGATAGTCCCGGCGGTGCATGCCTAGTGAACCTTCCATCTCAAAAATATAACCTTGTGTGCCGCGACGACGGCTATAACCTTCGTCACCAATATATTGAGCAACTTTGTCCAAAACGTTTGAGAAGTAGATACCGTCTCCCAACATACGGCCAACAACTGATGGGTCATTGGACTTGATAACTTTGAACCCGTAGCGTAGGATCATCGATGCGCCAATAGAACCTGTGCCGTAGAAGATTGGTTTCATTACTTTAGGATCAATCCCCTCGTCTGCCATCTTCTGCAACCAACGCTTGAAACCTTCTTCCTGCAAAGGAACACTAACGTTGAAAGCTCGTTTGATTTTCAAAGCGATCTCACCGTGAGCATAGCGGTTGAATGCATCATACTCAACAGACATTCTCTCAAGAGCCTCATCATCCAATTCAATGATATCCACATGAAGATCGTTGACCGATGGCTGCTGGACAACCGTTCTGCTCAACACTTCAGATAGCTTGTCTTTCTCTTTTACGCTAGGACGACGAGGTGTCTCAATGTCATTGTACTTAAGAATCTGAACTAGACGCTCTTCGGTAACAGGAGTCAAAGGCTTAATGAGAGCATCATCGCCTTGAACTTTCTTCAAAGCTTCGGCCATGAAACGCCCATGAATTAAATATCCAACCAATGAGCGGCGCTCATTCAAAGGCATCTGCAAGAAAATATCATCAGCAGCATCTTTGCTCTTGCTTAACAAGATTTCGATTGCGCCAAAGTACATGTGCTCGAATTCACGCCTTTCAGAAGGTTTCAATCCGCGGTCATACCGTGAATAGAAATCGGTTAGTTTCTTAGCAACTTCAAGAGTCAATTCATCTTTGCGCTTCCGTGCATGGGAGATAAGGACGTCCTTTGGAATGTTCTTTGACCAAAGCGGATCATCCAGAACAAGAACGATAGTCTCGTTCATGTTTGATGCCGTCATATGGTTGAAGAATAAATCTGAAGCCGAAACCAGCAATGCTTTCTTCTCTTCCACACCCAAAGCATTTAGATAAGCGTCTGCCTTTTCTTTCCCTACAAGATATGTGAAACGTTTTAAAGGTAGTTGAACAACACCCATCAAACCGTCTGTATAAGCAGATTTTCTGAAAATGTTTTTCTTCAGATAATCTAGCTGTTCTTCTTTATCCTTTTCATTCAAACCATCAAATGATTGCTTGAATGCTGGGCTTGTAATGTCTGAATAATTTTTTTCAAAGTTATCTCAACATATTCCTTGTAATGTGAACGCGGGCCTTGCTTAAGAAAGCAATCAAATACTTTAGCTTCTCTTTTTCTGTTAGCGTGCTTTCATTAGGGAAGGATGATAAGTTGCCGAGCCATTTGTTTTCTCTGAAAGCATTCGCCATTAAATCCAATTCTTTTTCAGCCAACTCAAACAATGCATCAATGTCGTCTGTAGGTCCGGCCGAAACAATCTTACGCTGGAATTCGTTGATAACTACATCGAACACCATGCGCTTCAAAGTTTCCTTAGTCTTGCCGTTGATTGTACCTATTGTACGGGCTGAGAACAACTTACGTAGAGGTAGACTTGCAGCGGTCAAACCTGCCTTGATTTCAGCAGCGTTCTTACCCATTGCAACCTTGTAAAGAAGAATCATGCGCCAAAGATGTTCAGAGTTAACGTCTTTCTTCATAAAGTAGCCGAATGCCTTATTGAATGTCTCAATATCAGGCATGACGGACATAATCATCTTGAAATGTTCTTCTCGGTCGCTTGTTGAAGGGATCAAATAGTCGGTCGCTTTCTTAAGAAGATCACCAAATAGATCAGTATAGCCGCGCTCTTTCAATAGCTTTGTGATTTCGCTACGTGAGGTCGCCTTCCACAGCATCAAATAGAAATCTTCATCTGAAACTGTTGCAGGTTTTGCAACGGTTTGAATTTTGTCTGCTTTGGGTTTTTGATTGACAACGGCAGAAACTGGAGCAACAGGCGCGGTGCCATTTGTTGAATGGGGAACGGCGGTGTTAATTGCAGCGGTTGAAACAGCGTCTGCTGGAGCCAAACCAATGTCGGGAATGTCCTTCAGATAGATTTGATATTGACGAGCGATGCCGTAAAATTCTTGAGAGATGGGACCAAAGTCTTTCTTACGCGCTTTGATCAGCATGAAGAATGCTTTAGCAACTTGTTTGATGTTTGCAGCACCTGACTCAAACTGCTTAACCACATTCAAGATAACAGGGTGCGGTCTATGTGACAGATATTGAATCTCTTTGATGAGTTCACGAACAATGTTCTCACCAAAGCTTTTAGATGTGATTGCTCGAGACTTTAGCTTGAACAATAGACGAGTAATTTTGTTTGCGGTATCTGGCTTAAGGCCACCAATATCATGGTATAGCTTAGTAGCCAAAGAGATGTCTTTGTTTGCGTCGCCAATATTGACAATTTGGAGTTTCCCGTCATCTGGGAAATAGGTTTTCATAATGCCTCGGGTGCTTGAAATGGCAAATAAGCCAAGTGTACCCAAGAAGTTAATGAAGAACGCACTAGCAACTTTCTCTTTGTCTTTCAGAAGATCGGCTAGCTCTGTAGGGTTTGTGTAAAGGCTATTCTCTGCAATTTGATTTGTAATATGATCTATAGTTAATTCCGATTGGCGACTTTTGTATTTATTTGACTTGGAGGAAGGGCATTACTGCCCTTCCTCCTTGTATTATGTGCCAATTCGATGCTTAGCCACCAAATTCCATTCATGCTTTTCGCTTGAAGGGATGATCTTGATTTTTTTGATGGGAACAAAATTCTTCAATGCGGTTTTGTTCTTGATTTTCAAAAGACCCCATGATTCCAATAGAGTTGCAATGGTATTCATTCTGGCACGGTCTTGTTCATCAAAGTTTGATGTCTTACCATCCAATTCGAAAAGCAACTTGAAATGAGTGATATAGTATTTTCCGCGCTTATGGAGAATGTGACAGCTTTGAGAAAGGGTTTTTGTCTGAGTTGAAGCTACACCGATCCTAGTCAATGTTTCCTTCAAGATTAGAAATGAATCTCGTTTAGGGAGTTCTACTTCAACCATTTGGGATAGGATTTTTTCTACTAGTTGTTCATTCATGCTTATCTCCAAACATCTTCAAGCGCAGCCCAAAATTAAGATTTTCGTCCATCTTTACCACCTTTGCATAGATATGTTCTCAAATTCTCAATGTCGTCTTCACTGAGCAGGTCGCTAATCTCCTCTGCCTTACGGACAGAGATGTTATAAGCTTCGACGATCATATTTATGGTGTCAGACTTCTGCGCCTTAGCCCATTTTGAGAATCGACGTTTCTTAGGAACAAGGTGATAGAGAAAATCATATTGCAACTTAGGATCAAGACTCGCACTCATTCTATTGACTTCGTTAGCCAACAGAACCGTGTCTTCATACTGAGACAAAGCGCGGTTAATCATAAACGACGGATATTTGCGCTCAATCTCCTCCTCTTTACCCTTTTCAAACAAATATCCTTTCTTCTCCGTTATTGACGGGAGCCATTCTTTAAATAGGTCAAATTCCATCACTTATACTCCATGCCCATCATTTCGATACAGAACGCCACAAAATTGATTTCAGGATCAGGGCATGTTGTGCTTCGATATTGATACTCTGCAATCTTGATGATGGCATCAGGAATGTATGCGGGCTGCATGAAGTTGCTTAGCTGATCATAAACCTTACGGAACAACAGGTTCACATCATTGCCTGCATTTTGAGCAACCCATTGACGCATGGCAGGAAAGTCTTTCTCTCGGAGATATTTCGTCAGCTTGGCGATGTTGACATCTTCGCCTACGTTCGAGATAAGCTCCATATCGATCTTGCCACCAGCCTTAGAGGCACGTTGAAGCTCGTTGATAACTCGGCGGAAATCTGGGAAATGTTTCTGAATCAACGAGGCCACTGCTTTGCGCTCAAAGTCTACACCCTCGTTCTTCAGCATCGATTCCATACGGCGTAGGAACGCCACTGCAATCTCCTGCTTCTCGTCACCTTCCAATGCCAAGGAGATGTTAGCGCAACGTGAATGAATCGGCTCGATGATTTTGTTGGGATAATTGCAGGTGAAGATGAATCGGCAAGTCTTGGAGAAATCCTCGATTGCTGCACGCATGGCTGTTTGCAAGAGGTTTGTGGCTTGGTCGAACTCGTCCATGATGATGCACTTGATCTTGCAATCATTGAACGACACGCTCGTAGCGAATTGGGTAATTTGATTTCGTAGAACGTCAATACCCCGTTCATTTGAAGCGTTGATTAGAATCCAATCCATGCCTAGCTCTTGACACAGAGCTTTAGCTACAGTCGTCTTACCAATTCCTGCAGAACCAGAAAGCAGCAACGAGGGGAATTCACCATCATTGATGAACCCTCGGAAGTCTTTCTTGATACGTTCTGGAAGGATACAATCGTCCAAGGTCGAGGGACGATACTTTTCAACCCAAAGGGCCTGAGTAGGATCAAAATTCATGCTCATATGTTATACACCTCACACATTAAAAATGTTATTGTAACGGATATAGTGGCGACTATCAAGCGTCCCAGCGAGAACTCTCGCCTGAAGGCGAGAGTTCTCGGGAGATTTCGATGAAGGGCATGAAGCGAAAATTGGTTGGCTGTCATGTCCAACTATCACCTGTCCACCGACGTACAGGCAACTGTTGCCACACCGAGCCCGTCCAGACCTTCACAGCACGCTCCTCCCAGCCAGCGGCGGCGAATACTTTCACCAGGCCAGTGGCGGGCGCAGCGTCAAAATAGTCTTCGGCGATGAGCGCCCCAGCAAGACCGTCCCAAGCATCTTCAGATGCGTCTAGCGGCGCGAGCTCGAACATCTTAGCCATGAGCTATCTTTCCGAAACCATACAGATTACCAGTGCTGGTGCCGCTGACCCGCACGATGATGAAAGGGCACGCATCATTCGGGATCGTGTTGATCGGCAGACTCGCCCAGTCATCCTTGTATACTGCATTTGCAACGGGCATGAAAAGCGTCCCGAGCAGGCGCGTGGCCGTGACGCCGAAGTTGCCAGCCGTACCGGTGCTGGCTGAGAGCCGCACAGTATTGACCGCGCGGATGAACTTGCCCGAGTCGGCGGCTGGAATCAAGCCGTTCAGCGGCTGCATAAATGACGCGCGCCTGGTAGCGGCGAGGCTAACCCCAATCAGGTCTCCAGTGGTTCCGTCGTTGTACGTAACGGAGACGGTGGCTGTTACCGCGGTTGCGCCGGTGTCGGTGTACCACTCCAGCCACCAGATAATGTTGGAGTAGTTCGCAGCGCCGATGCGCTCAACCATGTTGTCAGAGGTGACTCCATTGAAGTCCATCCCTACCGTCTGCGCTGTGGTAAGCGTGCCACTGAGTCCGCCCATGTGCCTGAGGCGGTCATGCACCTCCATCGTTGTCGCACCGTTGCTGTTTGAGACACCAAGGTAGGCAAGGTAAGACTTTGCTGGGGCTGTCTGTTGGGTAAACGTTATGCCTCCGACCGTCGATTGGTTGCAGTTGGTCACATTGGTAGGAATTGAGCCCTGTCCGGGCTGCCCAGTGGCGCGCCAAAGGGAGTGGGATTGCCCAGCCGCCGTGTTGGCGATGCTGGCCTTGTTGATGATGATGTTCGAGCTGTTGTTAGCCAAGGCATTGATGAGTTGGTCGCGTGTAGTGATAGTCATATTTGAATCCAAAGTTGGTTGAGTTCAGGATTTTCAGGAGCCGTCGGCGAGACGATCACTGTCTGCCCCTGTCCTGGGTAGTTGCCAGACAGGACAAACGGGCTGGCGTTGCTGACAGATACGGATTGGACTGATGAGGTGTTCGTCACACGCACTTGCACAGGACCAAAATTGCGCGTTGCAACGCCCGTGGCGTAGTTAGTCGTCGCGGGCATTGCAGGCAGCGCTGCAGACACAGGCATTGAGGGCAGTGGTGCCCATATCGGCGTGCCGTTGGAGCCGAACGAAAAACCGCCCGACCCGACGACCTCAATCCCGAACAGGTAGGCATTGGCCGCGATGTAGGCGCCCGCGTTGGTCAAATTACCCAGGTGGCCCAGCTTCGTTGGATCGAGCGTGCCTGGTGCGGTCTCGCCGAACACAGCCAGCGCCCACACCTCTACGTTCTTGCTGGCGGCCAGGGCCATCGTGAGTTCGGCGCGCCCCTGGACGTTAAAGACATTTCCTGGCCCGGTGTTTTCGAAGCAGAAGTTCTCAATCAGATAGCTGTCACCTGCCGTGCGTGTAAGCGGGAGGTTCGTCGGGTTGCTGGTCACGAAGTTCTGATAGCGCCAGTCGCTCGACGGCCAGGGCAGCTCATTTACGTTGTCGCACATGAAATCTTCGGCCGTCCATGCGTTGGCGCAGACAGGCAAGCCTTTGCTGTGCACGTAGTCGACGATGTCCTTCTGGCGGGTGCGCGTGTTCCCGTAGTCGAAGCCGAACTCGTCTAGGAAGATACCGTCAACACCGATAGTGACCCACCGGTCTACGCGCACTTGCATCTGTTCCAGCGAAAGGCCCGAAGTGTTCTGGCCGATAGGAACGTAACCATAGACCTTCACCCCAGATGAGCGCACGCCACTCACGATGGCGGTCGTGGTGGCGTACTCTTCGTGTGCTGGATCATTGTACGTGTCGCCCACCACCCACACGGAGTAGTTAGCCGCGATCTCAGAGATCACCGCCTCCGTGTTCCACAAGCCTTTGTACGCGATGGGGTACCCGTAATAGACAAGCAGTGGCTTGAGAGGGGGCACCGCACCGTAAACCCCGTCCCGAAGCGCTTTGATGTCTGCGCCGATGGCTTGCGCCAGCTCTGTAACGCGACTCTGCAGCGTCATGGTCAGGCCTTGGCTGCGGTGTAGTCAGCGACGTAATCGCGGTCGTAGTTGCCCAAGCCCGTGGTGAGCGTGTTCAGGTCACTCGCGGCTGCAGCACCAATGTTGGACCGCGCCTGTGCCTGCTGGAGCGACGTAAGCGTCTGCGCGGCGTCGTAGCGCACGCGATTCGCCACTTCGGTCGCGATGGTGGTGGCAAAGTTCGGGTCATTGCTGAGGGCGGTAGCAAGCTCACTGAGGGTATCCAGCGCGGCGGCAGCGCCATTGACCAGCTCGTTTTTAACGGCTGCCTTCGCCGCCTCAATGCTGTCGAAAATCTTGTCGGCCGACCAGGTGACGTCAGTGTCGCCGTTGCCTGCGTTGTCGTTGATTCTAACGCCTGCGTTATTGACGAGCGTGACCAGCTCATTGATGGCAGCGACGAGGCTGATTTTGGTTGTGGTGTTCAGCGCAGACAAATTGCCTTGCGCTGCGGTCAGTGTTTTAACATCATTGCCAATGGCTTGTGCCAGGGCGACAATACGGGTTTCAAGAGACATGATTTTTTCCTTTATATGGTTATGACTTAGCTAGAATGTAATATGCAAGAGGATCAATATTACCCAGTCCAAGATTGGTTTGGGCTCGGACTTGGGTGTCGGGGTCCGTGGCCAGCTCTGAAAGGGCATTGCTAACCAGCAGTGCGCCGTTGGCGTCCCCGATGGGACCTGGCGGACCCGGCGGACCCGGCGGACCCGGCGGACCCGGCGGACCTACGGGCCCAACAGCTCCATCTAAACCATCTCTGCCCGAAGGTCCTGGTGGACCTTGGGGGCCTTCCGATAGTTGTGAAATAACAACGGGAGCAGATGATGATTCAATTACCGTTACTTTGTCTCGAGTGTTTACAACAACCTGCTCGGGTTGAACCAAGACAATCACATCGGTTGTCATCTAGTTACCTCCGGTGACAATGAAACGCTACCTTCAAATAGGCGCCTCACGAATCCTGATGGGCTTATGAATTCCAGATCATACACTGCACTTTTGAAAGTAAAGGCGGCTGTATCTGTTGCAGAAATTTCTAATGAAAATGAACCATTCTCAGCATCAGTGATCACGATTCCGCCATTCTCTGTAGTCATTGTAATGATCGGGTTTGGAGAAGTCAATTTCTCTCGAATTTGCATTCTGGCAGTGTAACCTGTCAGATTAACTGGCGTTGGAGGATTTCCGGTTTTCCATTGAAATGCTTGAGAGAAAGTGCTACCTTGATAGATTGTCAAATCAATTGTTGCTGGTTGCATTGTCTTATTCCTTGGGTGTCATTTGAATCTGCAAATTATTTACCCTATCATGCAAGGCTCTAACTTCTTGTTTCAGAATTTCGTTCTCTCTAGTCAATCTTTCTAAATCTTTATTTAGATTGGAAATCAGAGTATGCAAATCTAAAATAATGTCAAAAAGCTTCTTGTTTTGTGAAATTAAATCATCCATCTTTCCTGCGTCTTGATGGGATGATCTATTTGCTAGGTATTGTAAAATAACAGAAAGGATTATGAAGAACAAAGTAATCCCACTTGCCATTTGCCAAATTGCTGTGTTCATTTTTTATTCTCTGAAACTCTTTCGGTTAGTAGCAAAAACTCTAAAATCACAGGCATAACTAACATCCATTCTGTCGGCTCCGCAGGAGAGGTGTCGTAGAATGTGAAACTCAAGAAAACATAAAACCAAACCCAAATACCAAAGACATTCAAAAATCTCTTCAAATGAACGGGTAAATCATAAACCACGGTCATGATTAAAGAGATGACAAGGATTAGAAATATGAAACCCCAGATTTTCTTATCAGCCAAACTGATGATTTGCTTATAGTTGGTGCTATCAACATCAACTATGAAAAATCCTATTGCCCATATAGCCGACAAAATGGCCATAAAGAATCTAACTACTGTTAGATTGTCAGTTAGGATATCAATAATCCTTTTCATTTTATTTAATGGGCTTCCTTTCTACATGTTTTTCCTGCTCTTTCTTGATAGGTATTCTAATAATATTATTTATGAACAATTTGCTTAAGAGCTCCTTTTTGTAGGCCCTCTGAAATGAATACTTTAGAGACCGCATAGAAGTCAAGAACAGGTTTCATTCGCTCACAGACATGCTCCACAATATTTTCGATTGTGGTTTCTTGTTCCATGACAATCGTCTTGACATCTTCGGTGAATGACAAACTGAATTTGCCTCGAGGGGTCTCATAGGAGATTTTGTTGGGAGTCTCAAGGTTCTCCTTGAAAATCAACATTGCGCCATCGAGGTAATGAGCGATAACTTTTTCGACTTCCTTGATTCTCTGTCCTAGGTCATCATACACTTCAACGAATGAGGTATGACCATGGGCGATGTTGTTGCAGCCCCAAGAGCTTGAATGCTTCAGACCGTGAAAGTAAGTGAACTTAACTGCATCTTCTCCAAAGACCTGCTTTGTCAATTTGATTTGAACCTTTATGCAATCAACACCGTTCGCCTCATTAAGACCAGCTTCAACTTCTTTAGACATTTGGGTTTCAACTGCATCAAAAGGATTCGTCTGATACTTGTGAAATCCTTCTACAATCTTGAGTGCGTTCCAAGGTGCAACCAAGATGTGGTGCGGGGTCACAACTCGAACATACCCGTTCTCTAGGTCAATTACTTGACAATCAGACCAACCCTTGATAATCCATAGCTTGTGGTCGAAGCCTGTTTCTTTGGCATCAATGATTGCCTTGATTTGCTTCTTAACTGCTGAGAAGTCAACCACAACTTGTTCATATTCATCAACTTCACCCGTCACGATTATTTCTTGATGATAAGAACAACCCTCGATAAAACCCTTGTTGTTCACGAAGGCGTGGTCAATGCAGGTTACGTTACGCAAAAACATGCTGGAAATTTGCTTCATTTAAGAACCTCTGTGTCATTGATCAAGAACACTAAAAACCATCACTTTTAAGTCAGAATTGGAAAAATCGACCAAAAAAGCTCTTTAGAATCAACAAGTTACAACGGCATTTTTGCCGATTTTTTGACATACCCTACGATTTGATTCCATGTTTCTTCCATTATATATCTAAAATGCTCGGCCTCTGATTCTCGAACAATAAAAGAGTCGTGGATCGGAAGCACCACCGTGTCATTATACAGTGCATGGCGCATGATTGCAAGCGAAATGTCGCCCTCAATCTTCTGAAGCTTCAAACCAACACCCGAACCCTTCATCTTCTGAAGGATGGGATAACGAGAGTATGCTTCTGCAATGAATCGGTCAGCTTTTTCAGAAGACCATCTGAAAGGAGCATCCCAGCGCATGTCGCAAAACACTCGTTTTGGATTTTCCGAATTTATGAGTGTATTCATCGCTTTCTTGACAGTGTTTCTGTCCACTTCATCAAACCACGAATAGGGATCGCCGTCATCCTCAACATCCGACAAAGCAAACAGCATTCGAATCTGATTGTAGCGATAGTCTAGCTCTACAGTCCTTTCCCCTCCGATTGTAATCAATGAGCGCATGTCTTTGCTCATCTGTTGGTAGTTGCTGTATACGCGCCCGCCCGACTCTAGGTCATCGTTGAAGATTCGTCTGAATGAACGAATCGGCACATTCACTTGTTTCTGAAATTTCAAAGCGCAGCGATACAACAAGGAATGTTCTTCTGCCAAAGATTTCTCCGGAATTTCTTCGTTGCCCTTTCTTACAATGACAGACCACGCTTTACTGGGTTTAATACGGGTTGGGTCAAAGACGTTCAGAATCGAGTGGTTAGGTTCTATCTTAGTCAAGTCACTTTTGGGAATCTCCAAGGTTGTCGTTTTGAAAGAATAACCCTTTCGCACCTCGCCAATCATCTGAAGCCGTTTCATGCCTTCCAAGATTTTGTTCTTGACGCTAGGTGTGGGATCAGTCTCAGAAATTTTGATTGCAAGGTTCCGATGTAAGAGCAATGCCTCAACTAGGTTACCTACTAGACTGCCAATGTAATGGTGGGCAGCCATCTTCGATTTCGAGGAGTACCCTTTGGAAAGACACGATTCAGCAAACAGTCGAGACATGTGCTCTTGCTTGACTTCAAGATGTCTGCTGTGGCTAAAGGTGAGACAATCGTCAAATCTTTTCATATGCGCCCATTATACAGATGAGAGAAGCCTCTTTCTAGAGGCTCCGATCTCAGGCAACTTGTTGATTTTATTGAAAAATTTTCAAACTATAGCAGATTATCAATGGGGGATGGGGGTGGGGGTGATATATTAATGAACGGAATGTTCTACACCTTCATCATCTATCTTCGATAGCTGTACCTTGGGTTCCAACATTTTCTTGTATAATGTCGTTATCCTGTCATCTGGTATGTCCACATAGACGACATTATTTTCCATTATCATGATGAGATTCAATTTCGAGAATTGATTGTATTTAGCTAGGTACATCAAATCTTGAGACACGCCTATTACAACAGGATATTTGACATACAACACCCCACTGCTCTTATTCTCTTCGGTCAAATCACGATCTAGTACACCAAGGATTAACTCACCAGTGATTAGCTTAAAAAGCATGATTAAATCCTCATCTAATTGCATAATGTTACCTCAAGGTTAACTTTATCAATTTTGTACTCAAAACCTTCTTTGATATAGATTTTCACTCGCTCAATGAAATGCTTGAATGAAAAATTATATGTATTAGGGTCTTTTGATGATCCATAGATTTCGTCAAACAGATCATAGACATCACATTCGGTCTTTGTTGCGCTGATGCGAAGACCACGACCGATTGATTGGATCACTCTAGAGAAAGACTTTGTGGGTGAAGCAAAAACGATGTGTCTTATGTTCCGGATGTTGACACCCGTTGAGAAAGTCTGATATGATGCAAGGATAATACATCCTTTGTGGGTTTCAGCGATCTGACGAATTTTCTCACGTTGATCTGCATCTGTTCCACCGTAGACGAAGAAAAGTTCCTTGTCATATTTCTTAGCCAATTCTCTTAGGACCTTGCCGTGCTTCTCGACCAAGCTGAACAGAATCAAAACGTTGCCATCTAGATTATTGGCAAGCTCTATGATAAATTTGTTGCGCTCATTTTGTTTGATAAGCCAGTCTATCTCTTTCTGATAATCTTTAGGTAGTCTAACCGTTGTGTCATATTTGATATGAACACAATTCACCTTAAGCTTAGCGATGGTTCCATCTTCCATCAATTGCTTGGTGGTTGTCGTAACCATTTTGAATCCGAACAGACCCCTCAAGGTCATCTCTGAGGTTTCGTCTTCATCGTTGATTGAGCCAGACAAACCAATTCGGAATTCGGCATCACATTTCTTGCCAATGCCAACCAAGCTGTTTGCAGTCGCTTGATGCACCTCATCCACAATCAAGGCACGGAACGGCAAGAACCATTCAGGGTCGTTCTTGTAGATTGATTGCCATGTTGTAATCAGAACACGTTTGTTTCTGTTGCTGTGTCTTTCAGTGGACGTGCTGACATATTCATCTACGTCCCATCCGTTCAGCGTAGAGTAATCTTTGAAATCGGATTTGAGCTGTGTCACCAAGCCAATAGTAGGCACAACAATTAGGATACGCTCATGCTCAAAAACGTTATCAAGCAGATATCTTGTGATGCCGTAGATGATAGACGATTTACCTGAACTGGTAGGTGATTGGATTAGCTTTCGCTTTTGGGAGATTGCGGCCACAATAGCCTTTTTCTGATAGTCACGGAATTCGATTTTGTTTCCGTGGGCCGACAATTCAAGCCTGTCAATGTATTCAGAACAATTGTTCTTGAAATAGAATAGGCTTTTGACTTCATCATCAACTTTAACCTTAAGACCGTTCTCTTTGCAATATTCGAGGACGTCCTTAATCAAACCGCAATAGATGAAGCCGTTTTGATATTGGAAGAAACGGATTTTGCCGTCCCAAATCCTGGCCTTGTATTTGGGTTGGAATTGATACCCTTTGACATAACGAGCGAAGTGTTCAGACATGCCCATACGAATACTCGCATCGGCAATGACTTGAATGAATACATTATTTACTTTTCTAATTTCTACGTCGAACATCTGTCAAGTAAAATCCCAATCTAGGGTGCCTAGTTATGATGAATTCATACTCGGGCACAATTTCACCCCCCTGGCGATCTCGTCAAACATTTCACTATATCCATAATATTCATAAGCGCCTTCAATTTCGAGATACTTTGCATTAAGCACAATTACTCGAGACATAACGTCAAGAACGATCTCAGGTTGGGTTTCAATCACTATATCCTGAATCTTAAATTTTCCAACTTTGTTTCTATTTATACTAGCCATATCAATAGCCCCCATTCATCATCTTCTGGAAATCCAAGGCATTTCTAATAGTGAAACCTCGATTAGCAACCTGCTTCAAAGCATTATCTAGATAATTCAATTTTTCAGTTTGCACTTCAATCTTCAAGGTCAAATCCTGAATTTCATCATCAGCTTCAATGTACGAATCAACCTCAGATTTCAGAATCTTGAGATCGAACGGTTTTGCTTTATAGACTTCAGGATCGGCTCGACCAAGGTAATAATCACGTTTGTCTTGATAGAGCTTTTTTAATTGAAAACGATAACGCTGCAATAGCATCGATTCGTTTGTTCTTATACGAAGGAGCTTGCCATACATCTTGGGCGTTTCAAGAGACTCCTTCGCCAAATTTGTTTCATCAATCTGCAGATACTTTTCTGCTTCATCCATAATATCTTCTAACTTCAAAGCAAACTCCTTTTATGCAGGTTCAATTTCAAAGCCAGTGAATTTCATAGAGCAAGTTGCTGTGATAGGTTGTGTATCAGATTCGGTAACACTTACACTAAACCCCGTCAATGATACAGGAAAAGCGTCAAGAAGTCTATATTTGAAGATAGGATTTTTGTGGTTTGACAAGATGGTGATGGTGACGTCTGAGAACTGGTTCAAACGCCTAGACGAACCAAAGGTTTCAATGTTATCATCACCTGTAATGCCTCGGACAAAGCGTTCAAATTCCTCAAACTTCTCAGGGAAAGCGAGCCCTCTCATCCAATGATAGATAGCTCTGTAATTGTTCATTTGTTCATCAACCAAGAACGTGAAAGATAGGTCTTCATGGATGATGTGGTCGCCTACTTGATTGATAGCCTGAAATGGCGTAGGTTGTTTAACTTCTGGCAATGAAATGTCAGGGAAAGTTACCTCTTGGATGGCGTATTTCAGCACGGGGATTCTTGCCACTTCCATGACAAATCCGTTGATGTTTAGCTGATTCAGTTCCATATATATGATGTTCCTTAGAGAGAATTTGATGTATTTGTACTATATTTAAGGAGTTTTTATGCTTAAGAAGCATTTGCTGCCAGTAGAAGAACACAAGGAACCAGTTGAGTTTGCAAATCAACAACTCAAGATTTTTTGGCTACCTGATGAAGTGAAGGTTGAGAAGGACATTCAAGACGTTTTGGTAAACTTTTCAGAATCTGAGAGGCACGGTGTAATTTCTACACTAAAGCTTTTCTCGTTGTACGAAACCCATGCAGGTGACGAATACTGGGGTGGAAGATTCAAGAAAATGTTTCATGGAGCGGAGTTCCATCGTATGGCATCGGTTTTTTCCATGTTTGAGTTGGCAGTTCATGCTCCGTTCTATAATAAGATTAATCAGCTATTACACATTGATACTCCAGAATTCTACCTATCTTATCAGGACAATGAAATTCTAAAATCCCGTATCGAGCACATTGATCAAATCATCAATGACAAGGACGATGCCGTTTCACTGGCAATGTTCTCTATGGTTGAAGGCGTGATCTTGTATTCATCATTCGCTTTCCTAAAACACTTCCAGTCTCAGGGCAAGAACAAACTAATGAACCTTGTCCGTGGTATCAATTTCTCTTTACGTGACGAAAACCTACATGCTGTTGCGGGCGCGTGGTGCTTCAGACAAAAGACCAAAGACTACACCAAGGAACAACTAGAAGAGGTAGAAGCCAAGATCATCGAGGGTGCCAAGAAGCTGTACGAGCATGAGGTTGAAATCATCAAGATGATCTTTGAGAAGGGAACGATTGAAGGAATCACCGAAAAACAGCTAACTCATTTTGTTGAGTCGCGCATTAATGAATGTCTGAAACAGCTGGGCTTCAAGAAGCTCTTTGATGTAAAATATAATCCAATTGCTGAATGGTTCTATAAAGCCATAAATGATTATTCATTCAACGATTTCTTCAGTGGTATGGGGAATCAATATCATAGAAATTGGGATGAAACGGCATTCGTCTGGAAATCAGCAGAAGAGGTTACGGCATGAGCACAAGCATTTATGACAAACTGAGTGAAGAACGAAAAGAACTTCAAGCTAAAGGTCTTGTCCCTGCATGGTATAGTACGGGCGGATACCAATTATTCAAAGAAAAGTATGAATATCAAACCGAAGGTCGTTCTGTAAGGGGTCAATTTGAACGTATTGCCAAGACGGCGGCAAAGCACCTCAAAGGTACAAAATATGAGGCTGAGGCCGAGCAAAAATTCTTTGACCTGTTTTGGAAGGGTTGGCTAAGCCCTTCAACCCCAGTTCTAGCGAACATGGGTACAAATCGGGGCCTACCCGTTTCATGTTCAGGCGGAGTCATTCATGACAGCATCTATGGATTCTATTCAAATCGCCTAGAGACTGCTATTCTAACCAAGATGGGTTTCGGTACAAGCTCATATCTAGGTAACATTCGTCCAAGAGGTTCTAAGATCAGCGTCGGCGGCAAGGCCTCTGGCGTTGTTCCTGTTTTCAAGGGTCACGTTGCTGATATGCGTGATGTTGCTCAAGGGACAGCTCGCCGTGGCGCATGGGCCGGCTATCTTGAAATCACCCACGGTGACTTTGATGAGCTTGCAGATTACATCATGGCGGAACCTGATGATGCGAACGTTGGATGGATTATTCCCAATTCATTTGTGGATGCGCTAGAGGCAAAAGAACCAGACGCTATTCGCCGTTTCCAAAAGGCAATGAAGCTCAAGATGGTTACGGGCAAGGGTTATTTTTGTTTCATCGACAAGATCAATGCCAAGCGCCCCGAGATGTATAAGCG